CAGACAAACACACTGTATTCAATCAACGCACTAAACGAAGTTATTAGAGACTTGAATGGTGGTGTGTTAGATAAGAAATTTCCTGTACCTTGGGAAGAATACAGAAACTCACTGTTGCTAACAAACGATGTGGGGCTCAATAAGATTCCAACAAAATTACATAAGATTGTAGACACGAAAAACTTCGGAGAGGTCTAAAATAAAATTGTATTTCACATTATCGTGTGATATATATTATAGGTTACAATAGTAACTACTAATTAAAAAATAAATAATAATATAGGAGAATAACAAATGGATATTAGTTCAATTCGTAAGAGACTGAATCAACTTCAGACAACCAATAATAGGACTTCAAACCTATGGAAACCTCAACCAGGAAAACAAGTAATAAGAGTTTTACCTTACAAGCATAATAAGGATAATCCTTTTATTGAATTGTTTTTTCATTTTGGTTTGAATAACAAAACCTATCTATCACCAATCTCTTTTGGTCGTCCAGACCCAATCGAAGAGTTTGCTCAGAAACTAAAGACAAGTGGAAACAGAGAAGAGTATCAGATGGCTCGTAAGTTAGAGTCAAAGATGAGAACCTTTGCTCCAATCATTGTCAGAGGTGAAGAGACTCAAGGTGTAAAGTTTTGGGGCTTTGGTAAAACAGTCTATCAAGAATTACTTTCCGTAATTGCTGATCCTGACTATGGTGATATCACAGACGCTGTAAATGGTCGTGATGTATCTGTTGAGTTTATTACTGCTGAAGAAAGTGGTGCTTCTTTTCCAAAGACATCCATCAGAGTAAAACCAAATCAGACACCTATTGTAGAAGATAAGGCTCAGTTAGAAGGGTTGTTGGAAAACCAAAAGGACATTACTGAATTATATCAGGAAAGAACATACGAGGAACTCACAGAAGTTCTAAATGAATGGTTGAATCCATCTGAGTCTTCCGATGAGGAAACTGAAGATGCACCAGCGGCTGCTGTAGCAAGTGCGACGAAAGTCGAAGATGCTAGTGCTGCTTTTGATGAACTGTTTAGTAAGTAAATAACAAAAATATAGGGTGGCTAGAGGCTTGTACAGCTACTGTTTGATTTATCCTTTATCATCTGGCGCCACCCTTATTTTTAGTAGGAGAAATGTATGTCAGTAAAAGACGATTTGGCTGGGGTTTTAGCGGATTCCCTAAATAAAAAATTCAAAGATTATAAGGTTGCATATTTCTTAGATGGTGCACAACAAACACCCACTGATATAAAAGAGTTTATCTCAACAGGCTCAACTATGTTGGATTTAGCTATTTCGAATCGCCCTAATGGTGGTATTGCAGTGGGTAGGATTACAGAATTAAATGGTTTAGAAAGTAGTGGTAAATCATTAGTTGGAGCACACTTACTCGCTGAGACTCAAAAGAAAGATGGTGTGGCAGTTTACATAGACACTGAAACTGCTGTAAGTGAAGACTTTTTAGAAGTTATTGGTGTAGACATTGGTAAGATGTTGTATCTACATTTAGAAACAGTGGAAGACATATTTGAAGCAATCGAAGAAATTGTAACTAAAGTTAGAGAGTCAGATAAAGATAGATTAGTAACTATCTTAGTTGATTCACTCGCAGCTGCCACAACTAAAGTTGAGCTAAATGCAGATTACGATAAAGATGGTTGGGCTACCTCAAAGGCTATTGTGATTTCTAAAGCTATGAGAAAGATTACTCAGATGATTGGTAGACAAAGAATTGCTTTAGTATTTACTAATCAGTTAAGACAAAAGTTAGGTGTGATGTTTGGAGACCCTTGGACAACAAGTGGTGGAAAAGCTTTACCATTTCATGCTTCAACTCGTATTAGACTCAAAAATAAAGGGCAGATTAAAGATAGTAAAAAGAATACTATTGGAATGACTATACTGGCACAAGTTATTAAAAACCGTTTAGGTCCTCCACTTCGGAAAGCTGAGTTTCCACTTTATTTCGAAAGTGGTGTTGATGATGAAGGTAGCTGGTTGCAGGTTTTGAAAGAACATAAGATTGCTAAAGTGGGTGGTGCTTGGTACACAATGGATAATCATAAAGGTGAGGAAATTAAGTTTCAATCTAAAGATTGGGCTGGACTATTAGAGGACAAAGACTTCAAAGAACATTGTTATGATATGATTTGTGATAAAGTAATTCTGAAATACAATAAAGCTGAAATTGGTATCGATGATGTAGAAATCACTGATGAGGTTCTTGGTGAGTAATGGTAAGTATCTTTCGATATTAGAGGAAATAAAAAGTAAAGGCGGTGATGTAAACTCTACTGAACCCAATGACAAAGTATTGATTATAGATGGGCTAAACACTTTTATTAGATGTTTTAGTGCTATACCAACTCTCAATGATGACGGTGCTCATGTTGGGGGAATAGTTGGTTTTCTTAGGTCAATCGGATACGCTATTAGAACTATTAGACCTACCCGAACTGTCATAGTATTTGATGGTAAAGGTGGGTCTAACCGCCGTAAGAAAATATTTCCAGAGTACAAAGCTGGTAGAAATATGTCTAAAAGATTAAACCGTTCCTATGATTTTAATTCTAAAGAAGATGAACGTCAATCTATGGTTATACAGTTGACTAGAGTTATTGATTATTTAGATTATTTGCCAATCACTTCAATTACAATTGAGGATATAGAAGCTGACGATACAATGGCTTACATCACTAAACAAATACTGAAGACTTCAAAAATAGTTTTGATGTCTACAGATAAGGACTTTCTTCAGTTGGTAAATCATAGAGTATCGGTTTGGTCTCCTACAAAAAAGAAACTATACGACCCACCAAAAGTGTTAGAGGATTATGGCATTCCATCGCATAACTTCGCTGTCTACAGAGCAATCGATGGAGATAAGTCTGATAACATAGATGGAGTTCGTGG